GCTGCTCTTTTAAATACCTCAACGTAATCATCACAAAGTTTTGGATCGAGTTGATACTCCTCGATGAACGTCATGTCACTTTGATGTTCAGTACACGTGTGTTATCTCCTATCTTTCCATCAAGGAAATAATTAAATGCCACCATGTAACGGTTCTTATTTGTGTTGTTCACATCAGTCTCGTGCATGAGGTGTGAAGGAAAGAGAAGTAGATCTCCCTTCTTGACATCAAATCCCCATCGGTCGGCATTAAAGATGTTACCTTCCATCGTGAGTGGTTTGACCGTACTTGTACAGTATGTTGACTGTGTATGTGATGCATTGAATACTAATCCACCACTACCCTCAGGTACATCAAGATAAAGACCACCACTGTAACATGAGTTACTATGGTAGTGCTTCGGTGAATAGTTACCTGGTTTGTGGAGGTTAATCCAAGATTGAGAATGTACAATACGACAGTTAGCGAGTTTAAGTAACTCGAAACAGTACATACTCATGTGTTGATCAATTATTGCTTTTATTGCTTGAAAAGGTTCTGAATTTAATATCTTCGTATCTTTACTTGAGTATCCGCTATTATCTGGATATGGTTCGTATGGTATAGTCTTCAGTACTGCATCTACGTCAGGAACCTCTACTGAGGTTTTATATATGGGAGTAGAAAACAGTGGGATAATTTCATTGCTCATATTCGTGAGGTATATAATCAGGGCATAATAAGGCACCCGCTAGGGCATTCGCAGATTTATTGTGTTGGCATAGTTTGTTCATCCAAATCCTTTCTTTTAATTCTACCGTCCCATCGGTAGATATCATCCTGCAACAGATATCCACTATTCGGTTCCTGTAATTTGTGCTTAACATGTTTAATAGCCTCTGGTAGGATTGCGTACTCACGTCTCTGTATGGCCTTCGTGAGTGATTTAATATCGTCATTATGTAAAATGGGTACTTTAGACTGGATGATGATTTCACCACCATCAAGTTCTTCGTTTACGTAATGAACAGTTGCACCAGTCTCAGTTTCACCTGCGTCCATTGCCTGTTCTATTGCATGTAACCCCTTATACTTAGGTAAAAGTGAAGGGTGTACATTAATTATTCTACCACGAAATGCGTCAATAAAATCTTTTGTAACGATTCGCATCCAACCTGCTAATACTATCAGGTCTACATTCCATGCTTGAATAAGTCTGATCATGTTGATTTCGTCAGTCGACTCAATATAAGAATGAGGTATTCCAAACTTATCTGCTCTCTTTGCTGCTCCACACTTCTTTTTGTTATGGATCATCAACACAACTTCGTCACTTCTGCACGTTCGCACTATGTTCTCGAAATTTGATCCATTTCCAGAGCAGAGTACGGCTAATCTCATTTGATAAAATTGTGTTTTGACGTGCTACTTTTGGTTCTGTTATGAATAACTATGAACCTGTCAGCAGCAAATGTTCCTGCGAGACAGACATCTATGTCGTCTCCATCGACCCAGTTGATGTCTCCATTCTTCTTAGTATGGTTCATCGCTTCCTGTATTTGGTCGATTACTTCTTGCGTTAATTTCATCAGTTATGTGGATTATATTTACGAAGTATGTAAAGTGCAATCGCAACTCCGATTGCTGAGGATCCACCGATGATGATTAATAAAGGCATGGAATTATTTAGGTAACTGGTCTATCATTTTGCGTACATTTTCTTTCAATGTGTCATAAAACTGGGGTCCTATGTCAGAGGGTGGCATACCTAACATGGTTGCTGCCTGTTTGACTTGCTGAACTAACTGTTTTGCGTCAGGATCCTCAGATAATGTAACACGCATGTACATAGTCTGCTGTACATTTATGAGTTCCAACATCTTCTGAAGTTGATCACGTTTCTCGTCCACACTTAATACAAGTCCCATGCGATTGATCTCAAGATACAGTTCTTGCATCTTTTCGAGTTCTTTCTGGACAATTTCAGATCTGAAGAATTTACTCATAAGTACTGTGCTTTTACTATTTTCTTATATTTACCCATATCCACTGTTAGGAATGGGTCGTATTTCACTACCCTATTCTTTAAGGGTGTCCAGACTATCTCCTCTTTGATTTGTTTATCAAACTGAGGGATGAACTGGAAGATCTTATTGAATATGGTAAGTGTCTCCAAACATATTCTACCACCTAAATGTGCTTTTAGCAAGGGTGGGTGTACTGATGTAACTTTGAATAGATCATCGAACCTATTACACATCTCATGCAGTGTTGCCACATCCTCCTTGAAGTGATAACTCAGAGCCTGTTTGCGTTTGGTATACTCAGCATAATTCTTGGCACCCTCTCTGACTAGGGTTGCAGGATATACCTTATCCTCTGCGATTAAATTTGCTACAAAAAATTCGCGTAGCTCGAAGTCCTTGAACTTCCTTGAGAGTTTGACAAAAAAGAACTTATCTCTTCTTTGGTCAAAAGAAACCTGTGATGCCTTAGCATTTCCACCATATTGAAAATAGTCATAGGTATTGGAAGTAAAATGAAGTTTCAGAGCAAGATACATCTTGTATACTTCAAATCCTGTCATGTCTTCAAATGAATGTTACCTGCTATGCTAACCCTCTGCTCCTTACAATTATAAAACGGATACACTTGGTGCTTTAACTTACTAGGAAATAATACCATAGTTCCTTCCATTTGTCCACTCATATAATAAGTGAACGATTCCATGTCTCCTAGAATGTTAATGTACTGAAACTCGAAGTTTGATACAGCACTGTCATTGAACATATAATCTCTCTGCACTGCATAATTCGTAGGGATCTTCATCCAAATAACAAAACTGTACACACCATTGTGGTTGTGTATAGGATTAAATTCTGTTTCTCTCTGATAGTTCACCCACCACTGTGACATGACATAAGGATGTCCAGATGTGGTAGGGATCTTCTCTCCAAGATTATTAAACTTTGTCTGATACTCATTGATCATTGGTGCTACTGTCGTTCCGTAGAAATGATCAGCACCACCTAGTTCGTAACTATTTTCTATGTGTCCAACAAGTGCAGACTTATATTCATTACCTTTATCCTCAATACACTTCCAAAGGTAATCTATTTCTCCTGTACTTAACTTCTTTTCAATGATCCCTAAATTGGGAAATTGAATAGTCTTCATAGTTTAAGTAGACCTCTTGAAGTCCTCTTCATAAAGTTGAGACGTTGTGCCTCGTATTTTAATTTCTCTTTTAATGGTTTGGAGATAAGTTTATTAACTCCATCCAATTCTATATTCTTGTCTTCGCAAAACTGTACTACAGCTTCGATATAATTGAGACTACTATCTTTGACTATCTTTTCTATTTCTACTGAGAACTTCGCAGCAGTCATAAAATTTTCTTCAAAGACTTCATCTATCTTACCACTCGCCATATGCTTCTCGGTAGGCATCAATGTATCCTTTAAGTTTGCGAGCATACTTAAACTTGTCATAAATTTCAAATAATTGAGGTTCGCCTGTTTCGCAGGCGATAATGGTTACGAGCTTCTTGACCATAAGACCAGTTAGCTCTTGAAACATTATAGCATAAGCTGTCTCTTGTGCAAAGTAGTCGTGTATCCATTCTTCACGTTTCGTCTTAGTTGATGTTTTGAAATCTATTATCGCAAGTTCTCCTTTATACTCAGCAATACAATCCACTCGACCTGCTAACTTTAACACCTTACTAGAAAGGGGTGCTTCGAGAGCATGTATATTGTTAATACTATCTAGGTGGGGTTTGATCTGGTAAAATAACCCCATGGATAGTGGGTCGTCTTTATACCTACTAATATCTTCGTTTTTAAGGTACAACTCCGCAAGTTTGTGGCACTTATTACCACGTGTTGTTGCACGTTTTGTTACCTTATTTGCTTCTTCCTCACCAACTCTATTTCTCCATTCCATGATAGACTTCTTTTTAGAATGTCCGATCACAGTTGTGACAGAAGGGTAGAAAGTATCCTCAACCTGATACCTCCTACCCTGTTTAGTTGTTGTTGCTTTTAACTCTGGAAAGTTATGTAAATTTAAGTGCTTAAAGTCCAAGGTTCATCTTACTAATCAAATACGATTTGACTAGACCAGATCTAACGATGTCATCAATACCAAATTCAATACTCTCGAATTCATCCATGTCATCAATAATCTTCTTAAAGTCCATGATACCAGTTTTCTCATGAGCTTTGGTCAAGTCAGTTTGTGCAGCGTCACCTGCAAATATAATTCTACTATTAACTCCAAGACGTGTGATTATGGAGTCTAGTTCGTGGAAGTTTAAGTTTTCTGATTCATCCACAAGAACTATACTATTATCTATGGTAGTTCCACGAATGAAACTTGTAGACCAGAACGATACTGTGTCCTGTGCCTTTAGGTTAGCATAAAGCATTTCAAATGATGGATCATCAGGCATCTCAAACATAAACCTTACCATATTCTTATATGGAATCTGATAGAGGTTTGCTTTATCCTCATGGTCGCCTGGTAGGAAACCAATCTCTCTAGTAGGTACTAAAGACCTTACAACGTATAGTTTATTATAAGGTGTCTTCTCATCTAGTATATCACGAAGTGCGAGATACATGGTAACGAATGATTTACCAGTACCTGCTGCACCAAAGAGAAACATGTTTTTCTGTTTCTCCCATGCCTCAAACACCTTCTCTTGGGATGGTGTAAGAGGCTTGATATCTAGTAGATGTTCTGATCCTATTGGTTTTTTTCTCATCTTTCTAGTGGATAAACCAACCATAGTTGGTTGCTTCTTGCTCTTTACGGGCATACTTAAAGTTTGTCGAATTTAGCGTAAGGGTGATGCTTCTTCACGTTGTTCAAGCGATCCTTGAACCCCTGAGGAAGTTTGTTTTGATAATCACCTACCTCTGACACAGCAGTTGCTACACCAGCTTGCCAGTTTTTCTCCCATTCGGGATTGGCAGTCCTCCACTCCTCATATTGAGAAATGGTCATATTGAGGTCTTGCTCCTCACCTGTTTTGTAATTTTTAACTGAATACAGTGGCATTATCTATACTCCCAATTCATTGCTTTACTACAGATAGGAAACTGTTGTTTGAAGATTTGACGTACCTCATGCACTAAATCCATGTGTTCTTTTTGAGTTCCGTGGGCACTTCTTAACTCTATATAGTGGATCCATGACCGAACACTTCCTGTCATGTACAATCTCGTAGGTGTTGCTAACGGGAGAACAAATCTCGCACATTCCTTCGCAATACCCGAAGCGAGGAGTTCGTTGTATAAATCCATCGCTTCAACAAAATGGAGAGCAATTTTGTATTGGAGGTCTTCCTTCTTGTTCTTCGGTACGTCATCTGTACTATTTTGTCTATTCTTTGTGTCCTGATGTCTAAGATCAGGTACAGGGATCTCTTCTGCTAACAAATTAGTGTCAGCATATCTTTGACTAAACTCTTGAAATGTGAAACTACGATGTCGTAGAATCTGTGCACCAAGACCTCTAGTGGTCTCGATCTCCAGTGTCATGTGTGCTTGCTCGAAGACCGACCAATGACCATGCTTTATGCAATATGCCAACAAACCATCCACGGTTGGATTGTTTTGGTTCTTTGGGTTGCTCACTCTCGCTACGTACCCCATCGTTTTTTCTGCGTCTGGAGTTACGCTTATCAATTTTACTTTCATTTTTAATCATTTTAGCATACCACGCTTCTTGCTTGGTATACCAGTCGGGATGTAATTTAGCTCTTTTTATTAATTTTTTTGCTGCTTTTTTGTCTTTCATGATGGACTTTAAAACCTATCCATTCGTTTATAACGTAAGAAGACCGTATTGGATATTGATTCCAAAAGAGCAAAAATGAACGCATCGTCTGAGTTTCCCCAGTGCGTTCGCTCTCTTTTAAAAGATCCAATAGTTCTATATCACTATTTATTTGTGTGATCATATAAAGCCTCAAATAGATTATCTGCTAACTCATCAATGTCTTGACCTTTAGGATCTGCTTCAAATAGGAAATCCTCTGGGTTTTCTCTTTTCTGTTTAAAGAGATCATTTGCTTGACGCGAGATATGCTTTGGTATCGAAATTTCCTGGAGAAATTGTTCCTCCGCAGAATCCGAT